TTAAAGGGGAATAAATGGGGGAAACTTTTCAAGCTTTTCTCTTAAGTCTGCTTTCATATTTTGGGTCACGTGAGTATACACATCAAGGGTGACCGTGGTGTTTGAGTGACCCAATCTCTCTGAAATAACCTTAATTGGAACTCCTGCTTCAACTAACAATGCCACGTGTGTGTGTCTAAACATATGAGATGATAGTCCGTGTTTTCTTAAACACAACGCTATAGTGGCTATCGAAATATTAAATATTCTATCTTTGTTGGAAATAAAATCGTAGAGGATGTTTAACACTATATCATTCACCTCTATTGTTCTTATGCTATTAACTGTTTTTGGGGAGGTAATTTGCCCGTTTTGCAATCTAGTTTTATTAACATGAATTAATTTATTTGTAAAATCAACATCATTTGGAGTTAACGCCAAAAGTTCACCTGCTCTTAATCCTGTGTATAATTGAACTATCACAAAATTTCTAGTTAGATTATGTTCTATTTTTCCCAAAGTTTCCTTGATTTTATCTGTTTCGATAAATTTTATTTTTTGATTTTCAATAAATCTTTCTTCTTTTGTAAATGTAAATTCCAAGGTTACATCAAAATCAGGAACATAGTATTTTTTTATAAATTTAAACAGCACATTGAACAACGTCTTAATTAATTTAATGACGGCAGGCTTATATTTGAATCTATAATCTATTAATTTTCTATCATACTTTATTTTAGTGATTTCTGATAAGTCCAAATTATCATCTAGTAACGCAAGATATACTTGATAATTCTTGAATGTATTTACACTTACACTACTTTTTTTAAACTCCAAAAATTTCTGCTTATAATATCCTAACTTTTCCACTTTTTGCTCTGGATTGAGTATCTTATTAATTTTTTCTTGCAGCTCTTCGTATGCTTCTTTTTCGGTAGCACGCGTTTTATTTGGCTTAACTACTGAAATACGCTTTGTTTTACCGTCAAGTCCTTTGTAGGTCTGAACGTATTTATAATTTCCCTGTTTAGTCAGTTCTTTGTACATTAAAATACACATCCTTTCTTGATAAATTTGGTCGTGTATGATATACTTAATCTATACATAATTATCTTAGGATCTTTTAAGAGTTACATTTTTATATGACGATATAGAAATGCTTAAAATAGTCCTACTGGTTTAAACGGCCACAAACTCTCTAACTCTTGGCGGGGGCAGGGAGTTTTTTTATTTGTCTAATTTAGAACTAATTTCTGATAATAGTTCTATGATTCTAGCATTTTGTTTTTCAACATTATCATTTTGTTTAATGATAATATAATTTTGCGTGGTAATCGCTCGAAGTAATTCATTATTTCTAGAATCAACATGTTTTGTAGGTAAGAATAAATCTGATAAACCACCGCCTGCGTTAGCAAAAAGTGTGGTAGCGTATCTTAAACTTTCCTTTGTTTCTTGATTAATGTCATCTAAATAAAATTTCTCTAATTTAGCATCTAATTTACTATTTTTTTTATCTTGTTTTTTTCTTTCTTTCATCTTTGCTTCTTGTATAACTTGTTGTTTATCCATCTCTTCTTTTAATTTTGAAAAGAAACCTTTTTTTTCGTTTTCCATAATTATTTCTCCTTTAAATATATTTAATTCTTTCCTCGCATATCCTATAATCAATTTTAAACGATTCTGATATGTGAGTTATATTATTTATTTCTTTTATCTCTTCATCTGAAACAATAAAATAGCTTGCGAATAGGTCGGCTTCTATTTCTTGCCTTGACAAGGGCACTCTTGAAATACGTCTAAGGAAATGTAAGTTTGAGCCCTTGTGCAAAATAAAATGTCCTAATTCATGAGCCATTGTATATCGTTTATCAGAATCAGATAAGTTGTTATTTATGTGTATGTAGTGGTATGTTTCGTTATTGATTTCTAATGTATGATATAGCCCGTTGTTTGTTCCTAAATCGTTAAATAGTACCGTTATTCCTAATTGTCTAGCGATGTTAAATGGGTTAGTTGTTCCAAATTCCTTTACTAAGGAATGGTAAACATCTTTAATCGTCATTTTCTGACTTGTGTCGCGCCATTGCTATTCTCGCTGCTTGTTCGATTGAAGCGCGAACTAATTCTTTTGTTACTTCGTCCATTGGCTCTCCGCTATACATTAATGCTTGGTTACTATTTAAATTATCCATTAAGTCATTAACCATATTTGCTATATCGATATTTTCTTTTTGTTTTGATTTATCCTCTACTAAATCTGACTTTTCTATTCCAAAATAATTAGCCATCATTTCTATTTTATCTATTCTAGGATAGGCTTTTCCGTTTATCCAGTCACTTATAGTGGAATAACTTATACCTAAACTTTCAGATAATTGATTTCTTGTGATGTTATTAATCTTTAGATATCTTTTTAAATTATTACTCATTGTTAATTTATTACCTAAATTACTCATAGAATCACTCCTTTTATGATTTCATTATACGATATTATCGTAAAAATTTCAATCTTTTTTTAAAAAAATACGAAAAAACCGAAAAAAATACTTGACTTTACGATTTAATCGTAATATAATAAATTCAGGAGGTGAGGAAATGATACCTAATAAAACAAGGTTACCTTTGGCAGAATGGAGAAAAAGAAAATTGAAATTATCTCAGTTAGAAGCCTCTAAACTAATAGGTGTAAGTAAAGATACCCTTAGTAATTATGAGCGCGGAACAAGTTTTCCAGATGTACCTATAATAAATAAAATTGAAGAAGTATATGGTATAAAATATGACCAAATTATTTTTTTAACTTGTGTTAACGATTAAATCGTGATTATTTTTTTATTTATTGTTTACGATTTAATCGTAATATCAAATAATTAAAAGAAAGGAGTGATTAAAATGTTCAATGCCTATGAGGATAAATTGAAAAATCCTAAAGACTGGTTAAGCAGAGATGACTTGCGGAAATTTCTCGAACTTGATACCGACAAAGGAAAATTTAACGAATATTTGTTGGAGTTAGAAAGTTTAGACAATTCTTACGAATATATGCAAGGCACTAAACAGACCAACATGACTTACAACAAGGTCAGAATTTACAATTACATTAATTCCCGACTACTGAATAAGAAGCGGAAAAAGGCAAAGAAAGGAGCATAAATAAAAATGAGCGTTCAATTTAAATGTATATATGTGGTGCTTATGTTAATAAATTTGTGTTTAAATATTTACGCCCAGAGAACGAAAAATAGAACTTTAGAGATAGTCACCTGGGCGATAGTATTACATGTTCCGTTTATCTATGTTATATTGAGCCATTAAAAGAGAATATATAAAAGCAATATTAGATATAGACCTAAACAAATTGAAAGGAGCATAAATGCAAATAAAGAAATTAATTTTTTTAGACGATACATACCTAGAAAATTGTACCTTGTCTCACGACATACCAAAAGAAATAGCCGAAATATCAAGCAGCTTCGTGAAAATAACTTCTGATAAATCGACTATTCAATATGTAAATTTGGATTACATCCAGGTGATAATACCTAAGAATTTAAAAGTTATTTCTTCTTAGATGTTTTAGTTTGAGATAAAGCACTAGCAGCTACTGATTTAGTATTTTTACTAGATCTACCGTCACGTAAGATTTTACTAGCTTTAGTTGCAACGCTTTTAGAAGTTTGTTTTTTATTCGCCATCTTGAATCTCCTTTCTAAAATATTAAGTATTTCATTGAAAAGGTTTAGTAGTAGAATTTAATTTCCTGGAAATACTCAAATAAATTATACCAAAATAGTGAAAGAAGGTCAAACAATTATGAAAGAGTTTAATAAGTTAATAAATGAACGTTTAAAAGAATTAGATATAAGTAAATACAAACTAGCAAAGTTAACAGGAATTTTTGAACAAACAATTTATTCCATTTTAAAAGGGGAATCAAAGAATCCTAGATTAGATCATGTAATTAAAATAGCAACGGTATTAGAGATAGACTTAAACAAATTGAAAGGAGAAAACCAATGATTAAACATTTACAAAAAAGAACACTTAATCTTATCTACTGGACATTTACAATAATTTTCTTTTGCTCATTAGCAATGACAAAAATTGAGTTTGAAATATTGTTTGCAGTTTATATTTTTGTAACTGGCAGTGTATGGTGCGGGTTTGATAAGAGATATGACAAACATTTTGAGTAGGAGGAAGAAAATGAGAGGTTTTGAATTAATTAGAGGATATGATGGCAAGTTGCCAGCAAGAGGAACACCTTACAGTGCTTGTGTAGATTTTTACGCTTGTGAGGACGTTGTATTACGACCAGGGACGATAAGTAATGTTATCCCTACAGGAGTTAAGGCTTATATGAAAGAAGATGAAGGTTTGTTGCTATATGCGCGTTCTAGCATGGCTAAGAAGCATGGACTTAGAATGAGTAATAGTGTAGGGGTGATAGACGCGGATTTCTACAACAACAAAGATAATGAGGGGCATATCACGTTTCTTTATGACAATTTAACAGATAAAGAAGTAAGGATAGCTAAACACTCTAGAATAGGACAAGGGATGTTTACGAAAGTATTGCCTATAAATAATGTTGAGGTGCTATCAGATGAGCGAGTGGGCGGTTATGGAAGCACAGGAAATAAATAAAGGAGGGATATTAAAATGTTAGTAAATATAGATGACGAGACTTTAGCGTTATTTGAAACGTTAATAAAATGTGATGAAGATCGTGAAGACACAATAAATATCTTAGTATTAAGCGGTATAGAACAAGGTGTTTTAAACGGATTCGAAGGAATCGAAGATATTAGTAAAGTAGAAGAAATAAAGTTAAAGTACATTAAAAGATTATGTATCAGAGAATTAGATTATTTACAAAAAAAACATATAAAAAAAGCAGCCGTTAAAACAACAGCTACTTAATAAAAAATTCAATTATAAAATATCACAAAAAAGGAGAAAATGCAAGAAATGAATAACAATGTTAAAAATCCACAACATTATAAAATAGGAAATTTAGAAACAATAGATCTAATTCAACAAACAGTAAAAGACTTTGGCAGTGTTTGTCAAGCCAACATTTTGAAATACGGAATCAGAGCTAATAAGAAGCATGATAACCCAAAAGACGATATTCAAAAAACAATTAGATACGGTGAATTTTGGCTTAATCATTTAGACGGTAAACCAGCAAGTAGTCCAAGAGGTGAAGAAATAGCAACTATAGATAAGTTAAAAAATATGCTGAACGAACAAGAACAAGAGCTTATCCAGGATAAGAAGATTAAGTGTGTTGTCATTAACAACGAAGAAATTCCAGAGCATGTAGCTCAAGATATAATCAGAGAATTGTGGAGGTTAGCCGATGAAAAACAAAAGATTTAGTGAAATAATAGAAGATTTGAGGTTTACAAGCAATAAAATAAGTGACTTATTAGACATTATCGGATTTGATAGTTTAGAAAGACGAAAAATAAGAGAGGTTCAGGATATATTTGACAATAAAGTAATTGAAATGGAGGATTTTAAAAATGAGAAAGAATGTTGGAGTTAATTTAACTCAAGCAATTAGGAATTATATTTTTAATAATCCTGGTTGCAGCAAATACGATTTAGTTAATGACTTAGGTTTTCCTTACTCAAAAATGAGAATGGCTATAAGTAAACTAAAAAATAACGGTGAAATTTTAATTGAAAATGGGTGTTATACAGCTCTTGAAAGTTTGGCTTATTTAAAAGAGTACAACCACACACCCGAAGAGTTCTCAAGAAGAGAATACCTTAAAAAATTAGTAGATGTAGTAATAACCAATATTCAAGAATGTAATGACCATAATATTAAAATTCAATACATTCAAGAAGGTAGAAGATTATTAAAAGATTTAAAATAAAGGAGATTTTTAAAAATGGAATTAAAAGTAAACGTAAATGTAATTATTTCAAGTAAAGAAGATGTGAATTTATTGGAAGATGTTCTTATTAAACTTGGTAATGGAGAGTTTAATGTGGGTAGTATATCTACCCAAAATATATCACCAGTTCCAACTAATATGAACCAACCTGTTCAAGAAATTCAAAATGTTGTCCCAATTACGCCTGTGCAAAATACAGCACCTGTTCAAACTCAACCGGCTCAAACAGCAGTGCCAACAACTGCCAAAACTTACACATTAGAAGATTTACAGCGCGCTTCTGGAGCATTAGTGCAAGCTGGAAAAATTCAACAGTTGCAAGGCTTACTGCAACAATTTAACGCAGTATCATTGGCACATTTAGCACAAGAGAACTTTGGAGCCTTTGCACTTAAATTAAGAGAATTAGGAGCGGATATCTAATGGCAGAAATTAATCACAAAGAAAGGGCTCATGCCAAGCTTAGTGCTAGCGGTGCTAGTAGATGGGCCACCTGTCCAGGTAGTGTGCAAATGGAAGAAGGTATTCCTGACAGCGAATCTGTATACGCAAAAGAAGGGACTTTGGCGCACGAGTTAAGCGAACTTAAACTTAAGCATTATTTAGATCCAAAAGGATTTGGAAAAAGAAAATTAAATGCTGCGGTTAAAAAGATTAAAGAAAATGAATTATATCAAACTGAAATGGATTCTTATACAGATTCTTATGTGGATTTCATCAAAGAAAAAGCCTTGAGTTATTCGTCTCAGCCTTACATTGAGATTGAAAAAAGAGTTGATTTTTCTAAATGGGTTGAAGGTGGATTCGGAACTTGCGACTGTATCATTATTCAAGGCAACACTCTTTCTATCGTTGATTTGAAATATGGTAAAGGGGTTCCTGTTTCTGCAGAACAAAATGAACAGCTTATTTTGTACGCACTGGGGGCTTACGAAGCATTCAGTCTGATTTACCAAATAGAACATGTTGAAATGAATATTGTTCAGCCGAGACTTAATAATATATCTAGTTGGACTGCCAATTTAACTGAACTTCTATTATGGGGTGATTATTTCAAATTTCAAGCTGAAAAAGCGTTAAGCGGTGATGGAGAGTTAGTCCCGTCTGCTAAAGCTTGTAAGTTTTGCAAAGCGAGAAATATTTGCACTGCTAGAGCAGAGAATAATTTAACTCTTGAGTCTGAAATACATCTAAACCCTAATGAGATTCCCAAAGATAAGCTTTATGAGTATATTGCTCGTGGAGAAGATATTGCCAAATGGGTTAATGATTTAAAAGCTTATGCACTTAACTTATGCTTGGCTGGTGAAGATGTAAAAGGTCTAAAGGCCGTGGCTGGAAGAACTTCGCGCTCTTGGTCTAATCAGGATGAAGCACTTAAGAAATTAATAGATGGGGGTATTGATGAGGCAATAATTTATGATAAAGTACCTTTAACTTTGGCTAAGCTAGAAAAAGCCTTAGGAAAAGAACAATTTACAACGCTAGTAGGCGATATGGTAGTAACCAGCGAAGGTAAGCCTACTTTAGTGTTTGAAAATGACAAACGACCTTCAATAACAAATACAGTAAATGCGACTAGCATTTTTAAACCATTAAATTAAACAGAAATTAAGGAGATTATAAAATTATGACAAACGAAACAACAGCGGTAGTACAAAATGTAAGATTAAGTTATGTGAATGTGTTTAAACCTTATTCAAATAGTCCGGAGCAAGCCCCAAAATATAGTGCCACTATATTATTACCAAAAAGTGACTTAGCAAGTAAGCAAAGTTTAGATGCTGCAATTCAAGCAGCTACTCAAAAAGGACTTAATGAAAAATGGAATGGTGTAATGCCCCCTGTGGTTGCTAATCCTATTCATGATGGTGACGGAGTGAAGCAAGACGGGACACCGTTTGGAGATGAATGTAAAGGTTGTTGGGTATTTACAGCGAGTTCAAACGCTGACAGACAGCCTCAAATAGTTGATAGAAATGTTCAACCTATCTTGAATCAATCTGAAATTTATTCAGGAGTATACGCCAATGTAGCGATTAATGTATTTCCGTATATACACACAGGGAAAAAAGGTGTTGGGTTTGGACTTACACACATTCAAAAGGTTAGAGATGGTGATGTCTTAGGTGGCGCTCCAGTTGCAGCTAACAAAGTGTTTTCGGTTCTTGGCGGAACTCAACAAGCAGCTAATCCGTTCCCTAATCCTCAACAAGCCCCAGTTCAACAGTATCAACAACCAATGCAACAACCTGTTCAACAAAATACTTTCGGAGTAGATCCAATTACTGGACTTCCACTTTAAATTTAAAATTTAGGGGGTTATTAAGCCCCCTATTAATAGGAGGAAACTATGCAACATTTAAGTTTAGATATAGAAACTCGAAGCAGTGTTAATATTGCTAAGAGCGGGGCTTACAAATACGCCCAGTCAGAAGACTTTGAAATATTAATGTTCTCCTATAAGCTTAACGACTTACCAGTTCAATTAGTTGATTTGAAACAAGGGGGTATAATTCCCCCTTATATAGTAGCTTTGCTTGATGATGAAAATTGTATTAAGCACGCATATAATGCCGCCTTTGAATGGTATTGTTTAAATCAAGCGGGATACAAGACTAACATATCCCAATGGAGATGTACTATGATGCACGCTACTTATTTAGGACTACCCGCGGGATTAAGCATGACTGGTAATGCAATAGGGATTGCTGATGATAAGAAGAAATTAACAACTGGAAACAGATTAATTCAGTTCTTTTCAGTGCCATGTAAACCTACTAAGACTAATGGTGGCAGAACTTGGAATGATCCTCATCACGATTTAGATAAGTGGAAACTATACTGTGAATATAATATGCAAGACGTCGAGGCTGAATTCACAATTTATCAGCATTTAAAAGCCTTTGAAGTTCCTGCAAAAGAACAGAAGCTGTGGGAAATGGATATTTTAATGAACTCTAAAGGTGTTAAAATCGATAAGATGTTGGTTGAATCTATTTTAAAAATTGATGCTGAAAGCACGGAGAAACTGACAGAAGAAGCTTATCAAATTACTGAACTTGAAAATCCTAACAGTATTTCACAACTTAAATCTTGGGTAGAAAGTCAGCTTGATGAAGATTTACCAGGATTAACTAAAGATGTTATTTCCGATTTACTTTCTAGAGATAATTTGCCACTAAAGGTTAGAAGAGTGTTAGAAATTAGACAGCAACTCGGTAAAACAAGTGTTAGTAAATATTCTGCTATGGAAAATGCAATGTGTGAAGATGATAGGGTAAGAGGATTATTGCAGTTTTACGGAGCAAATAGGACTGGACGTTGGGCTGGCCGACTTGTACAAGTTCAAAACTTACCTAGAAATTACATAAGCACACTAGACACTGCCAGAGAGCTCGCAAAAATAGGTAATTTTGAGGGGCTTAAAATTCTTTATAATAATGTTCCTGATATATTAAGCCAGTTAGTTCGAACAGCATTTATAACAAGCAAAGATAAGTTTATAATAAGTGATTTTAGCGCTATCGAAGCACGTGTAATTGCTTGGTTAGCTGGTGAAGAGTGGGTTAATGAAGTATTTGCAACACACGGTAAAATCTACGAAGCAACAGCAAGTCAGATGTTCAACGTGCCTATTGATAAGATTAAAAAAGGTAATCCTGAATATGAACTTAGACAACGCGGAAAAGTGGCTACGCTAGCATTAGGATACCAAGGCGGAGAGTCAGCTTTAATAGCAATGGGGGCGGATAGAATGGGGCTGTCTGATGACGAACTTACGGATATTAAAATTCGTTGGAGAGAAGCCAATAAGAACATTGTCCGCTTGTGGTATGCCGTAGGAGATGCAGTAATTCAAGCTATGAATGGCAACGGCACTCAATACATAAGAGGGTTAGAGATCCAACGTGAATGGGATATGATGTACGGACTTGATTTTATTACTATTAAATTACCTAGTGGTCGAAAATTGTATTATCCAAAGCCATTCTTACAGACAAATCAATTTGGAAAAGATGCGCTCCATTATTATGGGGTCAATCAAACAACTAAAAAATGGGAAGTCAACTCTACTTACGGAGGTAAGCTAGTCGAGAACATTGTGCAAGCAATAGCTAGAGATTGCCTGGCAGAAACATTATTAAGATTATACGAGAAAAACTATGATGTCATAATGCACATCCACGATGAAGTGGTAATAGATGCTTACGAAAATGAAAAATTAGATGATGTAAATAATATTTTAGCCGAGCCTATTCCTTGGGCTCCAGGATTAATTTTAAAAGGTGCTGGATTTGAGACTAAATATTACATGAAAGATTAAGAAAGGAGGTTAAAAAGTGCAAGCAAATAGATTATTAGGAATTGCAAAGGCAAATCACAGGAAAGCAACTATTTGGCAAAATACAGATATTAGTTGGCTTGATTTTGTAGAAACTTTAAAATCTCCAGTTAGAACTCAAGAGAAATATGATGAATTTCTCAAGCTTAAAAAATCAGAACAAGACGAGTTAAAAGATGTTGGGGGCTTCACAGGGGCCAAACTTTTAGATGGCAGAAGAAAAGCAACCAATATAATCAGTCGTGATGTTGTCTGTTTGGATTTAGATAACATTCAACCTAATATGACTGATGATATTTTAAAACGAGTAGGTGCCTTAGGTTGTACTTCTGTTGTTTATTCAACTAGAAAACATAGCAATTATACACCTAGACTCAGGGTATTAATCCCGCTTGATGAGAGTTGTACCCCCGATGAATATGAACCAATTGCTAGAAAGTTAGGTAGCTTGTTAGGGATTGAAAATTGTGACCCGACAACTTTCGAGGTTAACCGATTTATGTACTACCCGTCGTGCTCGGCGGATAGTGAGTACATATTCCAATTTTACCCTGGTCAATTTTGTAGTCGAAAAGGCATACTTAGGATGTATGATGATTGGACTGACATTAATACCTGGCCACATGTACCAGGACAAGATACCAGACAAAAACAACTTTTGGCCAGACAACAAGACCCACTAACTAAAAATGGATTAGTAGGTTCGTTTTGTAAAGTATATGACATCACATCTGCAATACAAACGTTTATTCCAGCTTTATATGAAGCAACGGCCACGCCTGATAGATATACTTTCACAGGCGGAACAACATCTGGCGGGGCGGTGCTATATGATAATAAGTTCCTTTACTCGCATCACGCAACTGATCCATGTTGCGGCCAACTTGTTAACGCGTTTGACTTAATAAGAATACATAAATTTAGCAACCTGGATGAGAACGTGAAAGATGGTACACCTGTAAGCAAATATCCATCTTACACAGCTATGAAAAAACTAGCTCTTGAAGATACTAATGTAGCCGCTTTGATGAATAGTGAAATGGTGGCCAACGCTAAGGATATATTTAACGTAGTTGGTGATGATGAAAATTCTAAAGATGATGAATTAGACTGGCTTTCGCAACTAGAAAGAAGTGAAGAAGGTAAAATTCAAAAAACTATAAATAATATCGTATTAATCTTGGAACACGACCCAAATTTAAAAGGGAAAATTGCTATAGATACATTCAGTAATAGAGGTTTAGTCTTTGGCAAGCTTCCTTGGGATAAGCATTACGACGCAAGCAAAGACCACAGGGACTGGTCAGAGGTGGACGATGCATCTTTTTCAAGATATTTAGAAAGTGTGTATAAAATAACAGGTCAAGATAAGCAAGACAAGGCGCTTTTAATAGTCAGTGATAGCAACAGAATTAATTATGTGGAGCAGTACCTAACCAATTTAAAATGGGATGGTGTACCAAGAATAGACACCTTACTAATAGATTATTTTGGGGCGGAAGACAATGCATTTACAAGAGAAGCTATTAGAAAAAGTTTAGTCGCAGCAGTAGCAAGGGCCATTATTGGCGGTGTAAAATTTGATGTTATGACAATTCTCGCTGGTCCTCAAGGGGTTGGTAAGAGTACTTTCTTTTCTATATTAGGCAAAGAGTGGTTCAATGACAGCTTACAAACCTTTGAAGGTAAAGAGGCTTCTGAACTTATCCAGGGTAGCTGGATTGTCGAGGTTGGAGAACTTACAGCAATGAATAGACACGACACAAACGCTATTAAACAGTTCCTGAGTAAAAGAGAAGATATCTACAGAGAAGCTTACGGAAGACGTACAAGCAAATACCCCCGAAGATGCGTATTCTACGGAACTTCAAACGATGATGAATTTTTAAAAGATCCAACAGGAAATAGACGTTTTTGGCCAATCGATATTTGTTTAGGAGATATTAAAAAAAGTGTTTGGGATGATTTGCCAAAAGAAGTTGACCAGGTGTGGGCCGAAGCATATTCTCTATTTGTGATGGGCGAAAGCTTGCAACTTAGTAAGGCGGCTGAAGAGTTGGCCAATTTGGCACGTGATCACCATAGAGAATCCAACGCTAAAGAAGGCTTGATACGTGATTACCTTGATAAACCTATTACCGAGAACTGGTATTCTCTTGATATTGGTACAAGGAAAAACATTTTAGCTGGAAAATTTGAGAATGGAGACAGGCTAGTATCGAGAACAAAAGTGTGTGCAGTTGAAGTGTATGAGGAATGTTTAAAAGGTGATTTACGATTCATGAAACGTAATGATGCAAAAGAGATTAATCAAATAATTAGTAATATAATTGGGTGGGTTAAGGATGAAAAAACATCTAGATTTGGAGTTTACGGCCCACAAAAAGGATTTAAAAGGGTGTAACTTTGGGGTGTAACTTTCAAAATCCAAAGTTACAAATTAAAAACCCAAGTGTAACTTTGGTGTAACTTTCAAAAAATACAAAACGTTATTATATCAACGTTTATCCATATCAGGTGTAACTTTAAAAGTGGAAGTTTACACCCAAAGTTACACCTCATAAACCTTGATATAATAACTCTAATTAATATTTTATATATACTTTTGTAACTTTAAATACTATATATAATATAAAAATAAAGAAAATATAGAAATTATAGAAATAAATAAATCTATAGATTCTATAAATCCTATGTTTTATATACTATATAGGAAAATAAAGTTACAAGTTACAAATTTAAAAAATCTGAAATTGAAGATTAGGTTGAATAAAGATAAATGATAGAAAAGCAAATTGAAAAATATTTAACAAATAAAATTAAAGGATTAAAAGGTCTGTGTTTAAAATTTGAGTCACCTGGATACACAGGTGTACCAGATAGGATTATTATTTTAAAAAATAAACCTGTTGCTTTTGTTGAATTGAAAAGACCTGTTGGGGGTAGATATTCGGCAAGACAAAAATTAGTAGAGAGAGATTTTAACAGATTAGGTCAAAAAGTTTATAAAGTAAAAAACAAAGAAGAGGTAGATATGTTAGTAGAGGAGTTGATAAAATGAGAGATTTTATTCCACATAAATATCAATTAACGGCAATTAATCATGTGATCAATGTTCCTAAGTGCGGATTATTTCTTGATATGGGATTAGGAAAAACAGTATCAACCTTAACTGCGATTAAAGAATTGAAATATAATAGATTTCAAATTAATAAAGTGTTGATTATTGCACCAAAGAAAGTGGCAGAAGGAACATGGTCGAAAGAAAAAGATAAGTGGAATCACACAAAAGATTTTAGAGTTAGCCTAGTTTTGGGAAGTCAGCAAAAGAGGATTAAAGCTTTAAGTGTGAACGCAGATTTGTATATTATTAATCGTGAAAATATTCCATGGTTAGTTGATTATCTGAGAAATGATTGGTATTTTGATACGGTTGTAATTGATGAAAGCAGCAGTTTTAAAAACAGCCAAAGTAAGAGGTTTAAATCTTTGAAAATGGTGCTACCTAAGATTAATAGGTTGATTGAATTGACAGGGACACCAAGTCCTAACGGAGTTGAAGATTTGTGGGCCCAAATATATTTACTTGATCAAGGTGAAAGATTAGAGAAATACATCACTCATTTTAGAAATAGATATATGGAGCCAAACAATAGGAATAGGAGTCAAATTTTCGATTACAAAGTTAAAGAAGGAGTCTACGACCACATCATAAATAAGATTTCAGATATTTGTATAAGTATGAAATCCGAAGACTATTTAGAATTACCTGATTTGTCATACAATGAAATTCCAGTTATTTTAAGTGACAAAGCGAGAAAAGACTATGACAAAATGGAAAGAGATTTTGTCCTGGAGCTTGAAGAAGCTGCAGAAGAAATAACAGCAGTCAATGCAGCAGCCTTATCTAACAAACTATTACAAATAAGTAATGGGGCGGTCTATGATAGTTCAGGAATTTACACAGAGGTTCACGATGCAAAAATCGATTCTTTTCTTGAGTTGGTAGAAAGTTTACAAAGGCGAAGTCTTTTAGTATTTTACAACTTTCAACATGACAAAGAACGAATTAAGAAAGCATTAGAGAAAAGCAATTTAGTAGTTCGAGAACTTAAGACAGTTCAAGATGAAGATGATTGGAACGCAAGAAAGATTGACATCTTATTAACTCATCCGGCAAGTGCGGCTTACGGACTTAATTTGCAAGAAGGCGGGAATCATGTATGTTGGTTCGGTTTAACCTGGAACTTAGAACACTATCAACAAGCTAACAAGCGACTACACAGACAAGGCCAAAAAGAAAAAGTAATAATCCATCACTTAGTTACTCAAGGAACGAGAGATGAGGATGTAATGAGAGCCTTAGATAGTAAAGCAGATGTGCAAGAAGAGATTATGCAAAGCTTGAAAGCTAGAATTAAGAAAGTTAAAGAGGAGGCTAAAAAATGAAAGACGCATTGATGGTAATTCCATTTGTTACGATAGGACTTATATCGGGAGTCGTTCTTGAAATAAGTTTTTTTGTGAACGAAATCGTACAATTGGAAGAAGAAAACAAAGAACTAAAAACGCAAAACAAAAGATTAGAAAAAATTGTAAAAGAACTAGATAGAAAACAAGCAGAACAAACTAAAAGAACAGCAGAGAGAAACGGAGTAGGAGGGTAGGAGTAATTGGAATGGAACAAAAATTTATAAATGACGATTGTATGAAATATTTAAAAAATTATCCAGATAAATACTTCGATATAGCAATAGTCGATCCGCCATATTTTAGTGGGCCAGAGAAAAGAAAATTTTACGGGAGAAAAACAAGTCCTATCGGAGTTCAGCGGTTGTATAAAAAAACGAATACATGGGAATTACCGACGAAAGAATATTTTGACGAACTCTTCAGAGTAAGCAAACATCAAATAATATGGGGAGTAAATTACTTTTCAAAAATATACAATTTTGGGCCAGGCAGAATTGTTTGGGATAAAGTAAACGGGAAATCAAGCTTCAGCGATTGTGAACTAGCATACTGCAGCTTACATGATAGCATTAGAAAAGTAACTTACATGTGGAACGGAATGTTCCAAGGAAAATCAATAGAAGAAGGACATATCCAACAAGGTAATAAAAAGTTAAATGAAAAACGAATACATCCAACTCAAAAGCCAGTGAATTTATATCGTTGGATAGTCGATAAATATTGTCGGCCAGAATTTAAAATATTAGACACACACGTAGGCAGTGCAAGTAGCTTAATAGCATTTAGAGAAGCAAACTTAAATTATGTAGGGTTTGAAATAAATACAGAGTATTTTGAGAAAGCAAAAGAGAGGATAGGAGAATGTTAGATAAATATCCAAAATTAGAATTAATAGCGATAACTTACGGATACGACAAGGTAGAAGAAGTGACTGAAAAAACAGCAATAATAAGTAATGGGTATTTTCACGAGGTACATATAATGTATGATGACGTTAACCGAAAATATGCTATGAAACTTGTAAATAAAGTTTATAAGTCAACGAAAATCAGTATTATTGCATTTGATTATGAAGCTTTTTTATTTGAATTTGAAAAAACTTTAAAAATGATGATTAATTCTACTTTGAAAGAGTCAATAAGTATGGCAACAATAGATTGGTAGGAGGATAAAAAAATGTTACAACCAAAAATTTATGTAAAAGACAAAAAGAAAGTCTATGACACCCAATATATTGACTACAAACACAAGAGGGTTATTTTCTTTGATAGCGAAACTCAATGGACATATACTAGACTATTCAGTGAAGTAGAGTTCATGGAGAATACAGGTTTTAAAGATATGAACGGCAACGATATATTCGTTGGCGACATCATTAAACATCATAATTCTTGTTTAAGGGACAGAGGAAAAAATTTCTTAATTGAAAAGCATGATTTTGATAAAAGATATACATTTTCTAACCTTGACGAATATTATTACGATTTAGATGAGGAAGAGGCGGAGCTTGTAGAAGTCATAGGCAACATCTATGAGGATAAGGAGTTGTTGGAGATTGATAAAACTAATCAAAAGGTTGATATTTAGAGATAACCCGAATATGTTTAATTTATGGAGTGTTTTTGATGAAATCGGCAAAGATATAATAACTTATGGACATAGAGTTTATTATGAAACAGAAGGAGAAAAACAAATGAACAAAGAACAAAAGATACAAGAGTTAACTAAACGGATAGAAAATTCTCAAGCAGAGATAGACGAACTAAAGGAAGAGTTAAAGAAGTTACAGAAAAAACCTTATGAAATAAGTTATCCGGATAATGGAACAGAGGTTTATTTTATAAATGATTATTACGGAGATATATCTGAGAGAGAATATGATGCTTTTGATAAAAATTATAAACATCTGTATGATACAGGTCTATATTTTGATACCGAAGAAGAAGCCGAGCAATTCAAACGAGAGCAGACTTTAATTAAGAAAATTAAATGTTGGGTTAGAGAACAACAAGGAGATTGGAAGCTTGATTGGAGTGATAAAAATCAATGTAAATATTCTATTGATGTAGACCGTTTTAACAAAGAAACAATTTGCGATTGGTGTTGGGGACACGATAAACTCTCTAAATTACCTTACTTCAAATCAAAAGAAATAGCCCTAGCGTGCATTAATGAGTTTGGAAATGAAATTTTGGAGGTGTTTTGTTAATGAAGATTAAGGATTTAGGAAAAGCTGCTGAATTAAACACGCATATTAAAGGTATAGAAGATTTTATTAATATTTCTAACAGAAATCCTGGATATATAACAATAAATTGTGGGGTTTTTCGCATAGAGATAAAAAAAGAACAAGAACACGAAATAATAAATGCGTTAGAAAAGATTAAAAGCAATATGGTAGAGCAACTAAAAGAGTTAGGGGTAGAAGTATGATTAAAGATTATGAAAAGGTAGGAAAAAATGAATAGAGAATATACGGTGGATGACGCAAAATTTTTTTTAAAGAACTATAAAAACATACAAATGGAATGCAACGATTTTTTATTAAATGCTTATCAACCGGCAGACAAGAACGAGGTTAGCACACAAAAGACAGGGAGAGAAAACGAGAGAAACATAATTAAGAAATTAGATAATAAAGTATATCAAGAAAATAGACGTGTATTGAAATGTATCGAGCAATTTCTAAAATCTCTAGATCCCGAGAGTTACAGATTGATTTATGCCAAGTATTTTAATCGAATGAAAATCTATGATATATCCAACAAATATCATATGGATATATCCACAGTTAAAAGGAAATTAAGGAAGTCTATTGACAATTTGGTAAAAATTTTAAATAATTTCTAAAATGTTGCGCCCAATGAGCCTTTTTTATGTGGTAAAATGATAGTGTGGGAATTTTAGGTAGGGTAATTTTTTTCATAGATTTCCTTTAATAATTTTTATTTTTAGATACAGAGACGCAAGCAGTAGAGATAGTTAAACCTTACCTAAGTTCCAATAATAACCTATCATATTTTTAAGACAGTCGTGAGATTGTCTTTTTATTTTGTCAAGAAAGGTGGCGAACAGTGAATGAACAGTGAAAAAATCAGAATTTCCGAATTGAAAGAGTATAAAAACAATGCAAAAATTCACACTAAAAAGCAGATTAGACAGATTGCTAATTCAATTGAGGAGTTTGGCTTTAATGATCCAATTGAAATCGATGAAAACAATATGATTTTATCTGGCCATGGTCGTTATGAAGCTGCCAAACTGTTAGGACTTGATGAAGTACCTTTTGTTCGATTGTCACACCTTACAGACGAAGAGAAGAGAGGGTATATATTAGCAACAAACTCAACTAACCTAGCAACAGGGTTTGACAATGAGATTTTAAACCTTGAAATGCAAGATATTAATTTAGATATGGGTAATTTTGGGTTAGAGTTTGAACCTATTGTGTTAGCTGTTGATAATACTGACAATGAAATTATAGAGGAAGAAGAGAAAGAACATCATAGAGACACGACAATTGAGCAATATAATTTATTTGATTATGATGAAACACGAGTGAGTGGCTTTTATCAAATGCCAACATTAACGGCAGTTAATCATACAGTAAACGACTTACAGGGCTTTAATTATGTGTTAAATAAGCCAGATTATAGCAAGGGTGTTCATTTTTATTTAGATGATTATCAGTTTGAGAGAATTTGGCAACGCCCAGAATATTATATTGACAAACTAAAAGGTTTTGATTGTGTGTTAACACCCGATTTTAGCTTGTATCTGGATATGCCAGTTGCTATGATGGTATGGAACGTATATAGAAGTCGTTTAATAGGTCAAATAATGCAAGATAGTGGACTTACAGTAATTCCAACAGTCACATGGGCGGATGAAAATAGTTTTAACTTCTGTTTTGACGGCTTACCTAAATTCGCAACGTTGTCTATCTCAACTATAGGAGTTAAAAGAGATAGCAACGCTATGAGGATATGGCAAGCAGGAGTCAAGGAGATGTTAAAAAGACTTCAACCTATGCGATTAATTGTATATGGAGGTAAGATAGATTTTGATTATGGAGATACAGAGGTAATATACATAGAAAATGCAGTTACTGAACGCATGAAAGAAGGTAATTCATAATGGGAGGTAGAGGAGCAAGCGTTGGAATTAGTAAGCAAGGTAAGAAGTATGGTACGGAGTATAAAACGTTGCACAGCAAAGGTAAGGTTAAATATATTACTCCAACTTCAGGAAGTATAAGAACTCCTTTGGAAACTATGAGTAAGGGTCGAATATATGCAACAGTTGACAAGAAGAATGATATTAAAGCTATTACGTTTTATGATCGTCAAAATAAACGTAGAAGACAAATTGATTTAAAAGGTAACCCGCATAGAGTTAATGGGAAAACCATAATACCTCATGTACATAAAGGTTATTTACATAACGAAAAAGGTGATAGAGATTTAACTATTAAAGAAAGAAAAACAGTGGATAAGATTAAGAAAACATGGTATAATAAACGTAACAAGTAGGGCAGTAGTTCAAAAAGGATGACGTCCTTCTTTTAAAGAAGGGAGATGACGGTGCGACTCCGTTCGACTACTTGTTATGACATCTATTTTATAGATGTCTTTTTTTATGCCTTGAAAAGGAGTGAAAAAGATGGGTAGTAGAGGAGCTAGTTCGGGTAGAACTAAGAATAAAAGAGTTAAAAGGGTAATTTCAGTTACTAAAAAGGATATAGTAAAAAAAGAAGCTTTTGGAGCTGTAAGGAAACCAACTAAGAAATTAAAAGAAAAGGGTTTTGATAAGAAAAAAGAGTTATCTAATTTCCAAAATGCTGATTATAGAAAGGCAAATACTCCACGAGGAGCTAAAAGTTTTTTATCAATGTTTCAAAGGCAAAATTTAAACGCAGTATTAGCCCCTAGAGAAGAACACGTAATTGCAAAATGGGCGCATTTAAATGGTCATAAAAATCTAGATAAGAAATCTAGAAAAGAGGTTCATAAGATTTTAAGTGAGTATAGCAAACACCATAATCCACGTTTAGGGCGTGCAATTAACAGTTCTGATTTTAGATGGTACAAATACGATAAATAAAAGGAGTGATTGATTTTGGGGCGTAAAAAAAGTTTAGAGAATTTAAAGCCTTTTAATACTCTTACTCCTGCTGAACGTTCTGAAATCACATCTAAAGGTGGTAAGGCTAGTGGTAAAGCGAGAAAAAGAAAAGCTGACTTAAAGAAGGCAATGGAAACAATACTTGCTTCTGACGTATCTAGTGAAAAATCTAAAGACACACTTGAGAGTTTAGGACTTGAACCAACAAATGAAATGCTATTAGCTATGCAAATGTTTCAACAGGCAGCTAACGGAAATGTAAGAGCTTTTGAGGCAATAACTAAAGTAACAAATGTTAAAGATAAGCATGACATAGCTGAACAAAAAGCAAGAACTAAGCTTATTACTCAACAAGCTAAGGCCGCTGAGGCTGAACTTAAATCAACTAACAGTCAAGAAGATAAGATAGCAGAATTATTTGATATAGTGGATGGTGAGATTAATGAATCTAAATAAGTTATACACACCTAAACAGATTAAAATATTAAAGCGAACAAACACTAGTGATTTTTTTATATTGGGACTTCACGGAGCTAAAAGGACTGGTAAAACAGTAATTAATAACGATATATTCTTACGTGAGTTAAGGCGTGTCAGAAAGATAGCCGATAATTTGAAAATCAAAGAACCTATGTATATATTAGCTGGTGTATCTAGTAAGACAATTCAGAATAACATACTGCAAGAAATATACAATCGATATCAACTAGACATTAAGTTTGATAAGCACAATTCATTTACTTTATTCGGTGTAAAGGTCGTACAAGCTTTCACAGGTACTATTGCAGGACTTGGAGGTATTCGGGGAATGACAGCTTTTGGGGCTTATATAAACGAGGCTTCACTGGCAAATGAAAAAGTATTTAAAGAAATTATTTCTCGTTGTTCTGGTGACGGTGCAAGGATTGTTTTTGATACCAACCCTGACCATCCTGAGCATTGGCTTAAGAAAGAATATATTGATAGTGATAGCGAAAATATCATTTCTTATCATTTTAAATTAGATGATAATACATTCCTAACTGAACGGTATATCAAGAACATTAAAGAATCTACTCCTTCTGGTATGTTTTACGACCGAGATATAGAAGGACTTTGGGTAACTGGAGAAGGGGTTGTATATAGTGATTTTAATGCGGCAAAACATTACAAATGTGATATATCTGAAATTGAGTTTGAAACATACATTGCTGGGGTTGACTGGGGGTACAGCCACTTTGGTTCAATAGTAGTGTTTGGGATAGATAAAGATAACAAATGGTATTTGATTGAAGAGCACGCCACACAATTTAAAGAGATTGATTATTGGGTTAATGTAGCGCTTGATATAAAAGAGCGTTATGGGAATATTAATTTCTATTGTGATAGTGCCAGACCTGAACACGTAGAAAGGTTTAGAAGAGAAAGAATAAGAGCTTTAAATGCTGATAAGAGCGTACTAAGTGGAATTGAGGAAGTGGCCAGACTTATTAAGTTGAACCGCTTTTTTGTTTTGGAAAATAAAGTGAAAAGGTTTAAAGAAGAAATTTACAATTACGTGTGGGATGAAAAAACTGGCGAACCTATTAAAGCTAATGATGATGTATTAGATTCAATAAGGTATGTTGTTTACACTCACATGAGATTAAAAGGACGTAAAAAAGGGGCTGATAGATAGTGAACAATGAATTTATAGAGAAGATAAAATCTAACGGCATTACCGCTGAAATAATCAACAAAGTAGTTGAACGAAACATAAGTAAGCTTAAATATGTTAAGTCGAAATATAAGCGTTACGAAGGTGCAGAAGTACCTATTTTTAAACAAAAACCAGTTCGTTTAGGTGATTTTGAAACAGGTAATAATGTGTATCGTATTGATGATAAGATACAAAATTCAGTGGCTAATAGTTATGACAGTGATATTGTTGATACAAAAGTTGGGTATATGTATGGTGTGCCAATTATATACGGCTATGACCAAGAAGATGCCAACTTAAAAGAAAAACTTAAGAATTTTAATCTAAGAAATTTATCGGAAGATCTTGATTCTGAGCTTGGTAAGTTAGCGACAATATGTGGATATGCAGCAAGACTGTGTTATATAGACTTCGAAGGTAACGAAAGAATTAAAAATATAAAACCATGGGAAACAATATTCTTTGGTGATGATATTTCAGAGCCTGTATATGCAATGCGGTATGCGACTGACAAAGATAACAATGTAAAATGTGAATTTTATGACGAACAAAACGTTTATTATTTTGAAGGCCAAAATTATAGCATTAAATACATTGACCAACAACCTCATATGTTCGAGTATGTGCCATTATTTGGAGTTAAAAACAATGACGAGCTAATGGGTGATAGCGAAAAAGTATACACACTTATTGACGCTTATGACAAGATACTATCAGGCGCAGTCAGTGAGATTGAAGCTGGGAGATTAGCTTACTTGGTGCTAAAAGGTATGGGGGCAGATAAAGACACTCTGGACCAATTAAAGAAAACTGGTGTATTCGAACTTATTGACGAAAGAATGGACATCAAATATCTAACTAAGGACGTCAACGACGGAATGATAATGAATGTGTTGGCAATTCTGGACGCTAATATTTCTAAATTTGCTAAGACAGTTAATTTCAGTGATGAAGCGTTTGGCGGAAATTCTTCTGGGGTTGCCATCAGGTATAAATTAATGGCCTTAGAGAATAAATCAATTGTTGCTGAACGTAAATTTAAGAGCGCGTTAATGTATCAATTCAAAGTGCTATTTACCGCTTGGAAACATAGAGGGTTTCATTTAAATGATGAATCTTATCTGGACATGTTCTTTACATTCACGCGAAATATACCAGTTAACCGTTTAGAAGAAGCGCAAATTCTTACAATGTTACAAGGCGTTGTTTCAGAAGAAACCAGATTAAGTCAATCAACACTAATTGATGATGTGGACTTTGAGCAAGAAAGAATGGGAGAAGAAACACTTAACTACTCTAACACGCCATTGGAGGTAAAAACTGATGATAACAGAACTAGAAGAGAAAATAGCGAGATATAGCAAAGAAGCAACTGAAATAGTTGATCAAGTGTTTCTGAATTTAACACAAGAGTATCTGGGGCTTTTAGGTCAAATGTATGGAACATTAAGTAATGGCGGTCAATTAACATGGACACAGTTATCTAAGTATGGACGACTTAAAAAGTTTATGAAGCAGTTTGAAAGCAGAACAACAGTAGCTTACAAATCTATATTAAAAGAAATAAGACGGTCAAATAGGAATGTATTCTTAGAACAAAGAATTTATGATGTTTATGACGGTAAAATGCAAAGCGCGCTGGAAATGGGGTTTGATATCCCATCTCACAGTGCGTTAAATAAAATCCTGGATAACCCCATAGAGAAAATGAAGCTTTCTAACGTGTTAGGTAAGCACAGAAGTGAAATTGTAAGAGAGATTCAAAAATCAATCACACAAGGAGCGATTAAGGGTGAATCTTACGAAAAGACAGCGCAAGAAATTAGCAAAAAAGTTGGAATTAGTGCTAATAAAGCTAGGAAAGTAGTAAGGACTGAAAACGGGCGTTCTAGGAGCATAGCAAGCCTTGAAACAGATAAGCAACTAAGAAAATTAGGTGTGAAGTTTGATAAGTATTGGTTAGCGACTTTAGATACGCGAACAAGAGTCTCACACGCTGCACTTGACGGGCGTAAGGCTGATGAACATGGATACTTCCATTCACACGGTCATAAAGCAAAAGGTCCGAGATTATTTGGTGTTGCTAGTGAGGATATAAACTGTCGCTGTCATACATTAAGGTCTTTACCTAAATTTAGAACTTCAAGAAACTATAAAGATAAAAATTATCAGAAAAAGCTAGAGCAAAGAATTAAGGATCTTGTTAAAAGTGAAGGACTTACTAATTCAGAAGCAATAAAAAGGGCTAAAAAGGAAGTAGTAGCGCCTAACAAGAAGGTTGAATATACATCTTACAATGAATGGCGTGCTAATTATTTAAAGGAAAATAAGGAGCTTTATAACAAAGATATTAAAAAATAAAAAAACGTCCTGGATAAGACGTTAAACTGTCTAAAAATAATACATAAGAACATTAAGGCGCGGACTTAATGGGCGGGAGGTACAAACTATGGACTTACAAGAAGTCAAAACTTATTTAGAAACTAATTCACAAGATGCAGCAGTGGTTGAATATCTAAGCGAACTGAAAAAACCAACGGCCGAGGTAGTTAACAGTTACTTAGATAGTCAAGAAGGGGTTAAGTTGTTACAGCCGCGTTTAGACAGTCATTTTTCAAAAGGACTTCAAACATGGAAAGATAATAATTTAAGCAAGCTTATTGATGAAGAAGTGGCAAAAAGGAATCCTGGAGAAACTCCAGAACAAAAAGAAATAAGAGAACTTAAAGCGCAACTTGAACAGGATAAAGCAGAACGTCTGAAAGAAAAACTAACAAATGTGGCCATGAAAAAAGCTGATGAGTTAGGGTTGCCTTTAGACTTAGTTCAACACTTTATCGGTGCTGATGAAGATAGCACTAATTCTAATTTAGAAAATTTCAATAGTGCATTTCAAACAGCACTTAAAACACAAGTTGATTCTAAGTTCAAACAAAATGGCCGTGATGTGAAAAATTACGGTGACGATAAACAAGAAATTAGTAGTATAGCTGACTTAGCTAATGAGTTTAACATAAGAAATAAATAATCAGGAGGAATTTAAACTATGACTACAAAACCACATGATCCAGCTAACGTTCTTTTACAAGATGCGAAAACAGGTAAAATACCATCTACTGAGGGAACTTTAGTTTTAAAAGAAGTAATTAAAAATTCAGCAGTAATGCAATTAGCAAAATACGAAGATATGGGCGGGAAACCAGTTAAGAATTTCACTTTCTTAGCAAAAGGACCTGGAGCTTACTGGGTGTCAGAAGCTGAACGTATTCAAACATCTAAAATGGAATGGGCGCAAGCTAAAATGGAAGCTAAAAAGCTTGGGGTTATTATTCCATTCTCTAAAGAATTCTTACGTTATACAGTACAAGACTTCATGAAAATGGCTGCACCATTGATTGCTGAGGCTTTCTATAGAGCGTTCGACCAAGCAGTTCTTATTGGTACTGATTCACCATGGGGTACTGACAAATCGATTCTTGAGGTTGCAACAGCAAAACAAAAAGTAGTAACTGAGGGAACTGGTAAAAACTTATACCATGACTTAGCCGACTTACTAGCGTTGGTTGAAGCTGATGAACACGACCCTAACGGATTATTAACATCAAAATCATTTAAATCTAAAATGAGAAATGTTGTTGATAATAATGGACGTCCAATGTTTGACTCTAAAGCAAACGATATATTAGGATTACCTATTTCATATGCTGGAAAAGACGTTGTTGACAAGAAAAAAGCACTAGCGTTGATTGGTGACTGGGATTATGCGCGTTATGGTATCTTACAAGATATTGAATACGCAGTATCAACAGACGCACAACTTTCAACAATTCAAGGGGCTGACGGTAAACCTGTTAACTTATTCGAGCAAGATATGTTCGCGTTAAGAGCTACAATGGAAGTTGCTTACTTGAATGTTAAAGATGACGCGTTTGCGATTCTTAAACCAAAACAAGGTTAATATAGTAAAAAGGGGTGAAAAATATATGTACATAAATGTGTTGACACCTAAAAAGGACGAAAAAGGTAAGACTATGAAACAAAAGACTGTTCAAGTTACAAAATTTGCATTCGAGCATATCTATGCTGCAAAAGGTTATGAGATTGTGAAGGAAGCAAATAAAGAAAAAGAGGCTGATAAAGATGAATAATCTTGAAAAGATTAAATTGTTAGCTAACCTTACGACTGATGAGCATGACGAGTTTATCCAGTCGTATTTTTCTATATGCTTAGAATGGATTAAAGCTTATTGTAATAACGACTTTAAAAATGAAGTACCTCAAGCGGTATATCTATTCATTGCAAAGGCGGTAAGGTTGAATATGGTACCTGTTGAACTTAATTCAAGGTCAATGGGTACTGTGTCTTACAAATACAATACAGAATATCCAGATAGTATGCTAAGTTTATTAACTCCTTATAGAAGGTTGAAATTTCATGTTATTTGATGAATTTCCTCATGTCGTAGAGGTATTTACCAAAACATCTGTTGAAGATGATGGGGGAGGATTTACCGAGACTGAAACTAAAGTTAAATCTTTAAAATGCTTTGTTGACACACCGTTCTCAAATGAACGATTTCAAGCTGCTAAACTAGATTTTAGTTTTGATAGATATTTATATTTCAGATATAAAGACTTAGAATATCTTGCAAAAGATATGAAGTTAAAGTATCTAGGGTATGAATATGAGTTTGTAAGTGACTTTGAGGACCAAGGGGGTCAACAAGAAATTTTAAAGGCTGCTATTAGAAAATGTCGATAATCTATGGAAATAAGGCGTTAGAAAAGTATGCTAGAGAGTATAGAAAAAAAATAGTAAGAAAAGTCAGAAGAATAGTCTTATCTACTGCACATTTGATTGAAGATACCGCAAAATCACTAGCTCCAGTTGACGAAGGGCAACTAAGAGATTCTATTGAAACGATAATATTATCGGGAGACGGATTAAACGCTAAGGTGTTAGTTTCCGCTGAGCATGGAATTTGGGTCGAATTCGGAACGGGGGTATATGCTTCAGGTCCGGGGGGTAGTCAAGCTAAATCAATTCCTTGGCGTTTTTTCTCAACTAAATTAAACAGGTGGGTAACAATGTCAGGAATAAAGCCACAACCATTTTGGTATCCAGCTGTGGAAGAAGGTAAAAGGTATTTTGAATCAGAATTAAATAAACTGTAAAGGAGTGAAAACAATGATAAAAACATCTTTGTGGGAGTTGCAAAAAGCCCTATTTAAAAGGTTAAAAGAAACTGGATATAAAGTATTTGATCACGTTGAACATAGTACGGAATATCCTTATATAGTTGTTGGAACTCCAGAAGCAAGGCCTTTTGTTACTAAATCAAATTTTAATGAAGAGGTGATTTTCACTATTCACGCTTGGTCTAGTTACAAAGGTAAAAAAGAATGTTACGAAATACTGGTTAATGTTTTAAAAGTCTTATCAAAAAGACACTTGGAGTTAAACGAAGACTTTAAAATCTTTAAAACTGAAATGCTTACACTTACTGTAATTGATGATATAGACGGCAAAACAAAACACGGTATTTTAAGATTAAAATTTTATATAAAGGAGAACTAATATGCCAAAAAGTGGTAAAGATACGATACTAATTTTACAAGTCGAAGATAAAGCAAAAAATGATAAAGGGTGTATAGTAGGAAGCTTAACTGAAACTAAACATGCTATTGAAAACGACCTCGCGGATGAGCAAACTAAATTTGGGCGCGTGCTTGCTTATGGACCAACTTCTGAATCATTAGAGTTCACTTGTTATGGTGAAAGTGATGACGAAGGACAAAAAGAAGTAATGCGTGCTATTAAAGAGAAAAAAGAAATAAAAGCGTGGCTAATTGATAAGAATCTAAAAGAGAATAATAAACATGATGCAGTATTTGCTAGATGTTTAATTGAATCTGTGGAAAAAGAAGAACCTGCAGACGGATTTGTTGAGTTAAACGGTACGTTACAAATTATTGGAGAATCTAAACCAGGTGAACTTGAAAAGTTACCAGATGAATTCTTAAACGCAGGAAGTTACGACTTTGAAAAACCAGGAGAAACAACTGGTAATGTTCGTACAAAAAAGTAACAACTCCAGCAGTTGGTGGAGAAAATTCGCACACAGGATAATGTAAAGGGTGGTTAATTCACCCTTTTTCTAATTATTAATAAGGAGAAAAAGAAATGACAGCATTTTTAAATATTAAAGACAAAGAATATGAAGCAAAAGGAACATTTGCATTTGCAAAACGTGCAAAACAAGAATACCCTACTGATGGCAATACAGACTCTTTTTCAGATATATTTATGGGCCTTATTCAAAACGATGAAGAGGCACTTGTAAAATTCTGGGATTGTGGAACAGCTTATATTCCAAGACGTGATTTTAAACGTGAAGATATTGAAAAAGCAATTGAAGCGCGTATTGAAGAAGAAGGAGATACTATAAATCTGTTTAAAGAGGCTATGAATGTATTAGACGATAGTGCTTTTTTCAAGAGAAAAGCAGCGAGATTGAAAGACGGCTTGACAATATTAAATACGACAGGGAAAACGGACCAGGAGAAAGAGGAGAACAAGAGAGCTTACGAGTTCATCAAGGAATCAATGGCGGAACTGGGAATCAAGACGAAGAAAAAAGAGAAATAGACTTTGATGAGTTTGAACAAAGTGTCTCAAGATATTTAAAAGTATATGATATTCAATTAATGTATTCTTGGACAAATCGAGAATACCAAAATTTTCTTAAAGGTGCATATTTGTTTGAGGCTGATGAATTAGAACGATTTTCAATAGCAGCAATATTTAATGCAAGAGCTGCAAACGAAAAACGTATTACTTCTAAGAAATTATTTAATGCAGATAAAGTACGTAAGAAAATTAATAAAGATGAATCGAAACAATGTAAGGTTTATTCAAAAGAAGAAACCAAAGCACTTAGAAATTGGTTCAAAGACTACCAAAAAAGTTAGGAGGTGTCAGGTATGAAGGAACGTTTTAACGCCAAAATAAGCGCTAATATTAGTGATTTCTTGAGAAAAATGTCACAAGTTGACAAGAAAATAAAAGAGACCGCTTTTGAATGCACTAAACCAATTGACGCTGATGTTAAAAAAGCGATCACTAAAATGGAAAATGTTAATAAGAAAGCAAAAGAAATTGCTAAAGAAACAACTAAAGATGTTGATGCTAATGTAAGTAAAGCTGTTTCTAAATTAGATGAGGTTAGCAAAAAAGCACGTCAAGTCACAAGAAAAGAAACTAAGCCAATTGATGTTAGTATAGAAAAAGCTAAAAGAAAATTGGATGAAATAAAGGCGCTTGCTACTCAATGGAGTAAGGACCATATTAAGAAACCAGTTACTTTAGACTTGAGTGGGTATAGACGTAAAATGGCAGAATTAAAAGCGACCGAGACCGACGCGCGTAAAAAGGTTGAGGTGTCTGTTCATGCCGATACAAAAAGCTTTAGCGCTAAGCTAAAAGCAATATTAGCTAAACCAAAAAATTACTATGTAAATGTTAGAGCAAGAACCGCATTATTTAAGGCGGAAATAGCAAAATTAAAAAGCAGAGAAGTAGGGAAAGAAATATTCTTACAAATCAGAGCAAGAAATGAACGTTTTTATCGTGATTTAGACAATATCGCAGAATCGATAAGGTCTTGGGGTGTTGTGCTAGGTAATATTTTAAAAGGAACATTCATAGCGGTTATTCCATCAATCGCAGCTTTTGGAGCAGCTGCAACTGGAGCATTAGCAACAATTGGAGTGATGGCTGGGGTTGCAACTGGTGGACTTATTGGTTTGGCTAGTGCGTTCGCTGTTGCTGGAGCAGCAGTTGGAGTATTTGCGATAACAGCAATTGGTCAATTAAAAGATTTCAAAAAGTTCATGGAAGGTAAAGGTCCAGGGACAAAAGAGATGATGGCTTTGCGTGATGAAGTAAACGGGTTAAAAAATGACCATAAGAAATTATCTGACGAGTTAGCAAGTAATAATTTTGAAACTTTCACAAATGGTGTGAAAATAGCTAGAAAAGCTCTTAGTAAATTGCACACAATGATTGTTGATTCTTCAAGAGTTATGAAAGACTTGTCTAAATCATTAAATGAATCTATGGACAGTGCACCAATGGAACGATTCTTTAATTACTTGAACCAAAATGGAGCTAGTACTTTAGAACGTGTTTCTAAAGGTGTTGGTTTCTTTGGACGCTCATTAGCAAGTTTAATGGTTGCGTTTGGACCATTAGCTGATAGCATGTCTAAAGGTTTCTTAGATATGAGTAAGCGTATAGATGAGTGGAGTTACAAACTTGCGGATAGTAAGGGAATGCAACAATTTACAAATTATGTAAATGCCAACATGCCAAAAATTAGAGGAGCTTTTCGAGATCTAGTGGTTGCAATAGTTAATATGTTCGCAGCATTCGGACCAATGGCAGCTAAGGCAATGAGTTGGATTGAGAAACTTATGGCTAGGTTCAGAGAATGGTCAAGTCAGTTAGGTCAAAATAAAGCGTTTCAAAGTTTTGTGAAATATATCGAAGAAGCAGCACCTAAAGTTGGACAGCTGATTGGAAATATTTCTGAAACGATAGCGCTACTTGCTAAAGGAATGGCACCGTTAGCGTTAAGTATTGTTAATGTTGCTAACTCATTCTTACAGTGGTTTAACGCTTTAATGCAAACTAATCCAGGAGTGGCTCAAACTATTGCTAAAATAATCACATTGAGTGGTGTTGCTTTAGCACTAGTGCCAGCATTAATTTTAATGCACAGTTGGTTTACTAAAGTTCAAACTGGTATCACTACAGTATCAACTGTGTTTAGTAACTTAGGATTAAGTATGATGGGTGTTGTGACAACAATAGCAGTTGTCGTCGCCGCTTTTGTTCATTTATACAACACGAACCAGACTACTCATAATTTGATGAAGTCTATTTGGGAAAATATTAAACAATTATTTATTACTTTCGGTCAAATTGCAATGTTAGTAGTAGGTGGAGTAGTAACAATTTTAGGGCGTTTGGTCGATGCACTAGCCCCTGTTATTAATGCAGTGCTATTTGTTGTTGACGGATTCCTAACCTGGATGAATCAGACTTTACAAAATAATAAATGGTTACAAATCCTTATCTCTACCGTATTAGCTGGAGTATTAGCATTTAAAATTATTACAACTGTATTAACAACCCTTAAGATTGCTTTCACATTAGTGACAGGAGCGATAGCGATGACAAAAGCTTGGATGGTTGCTTTCGCCACCACAAGTGCAATCGTAAGCACTGCTGGGTCTATAATAACAGGTGTTCTTACTGCAATTAGAACGGCATTTTTAATGTTGATGGGACCATGGGGTGTGGTAGCAGCCGCATTAATTGGTGGGCTAGTAATTTTATATAATAAATTTGAATGGTTTAGAAATTTAGTTGATAAAGTATTTACTGCCGTGGGTAACGCGTTTAAATGGGTTGCTGAAAAAGTAGGAAAAGCATTAGAATGGTTAGGTTTAAAATCAGAAGAATCAAGCAATAAAGTAAGTGATTCTATGGATAAGATGAACCAAAAAGCTCAAACAGCTTCTGAGGGAGCAGCGACAGTTATGGAGCAAAATGGGCAAAGAATTAGTAATGCTGGAGATGTAGCTGGAATTGGGATTGATAATCTGGGCCTTTCATTATCTAATTTAGATATGAACGCTCAAATTCATTCTACCAACGCCGCTAATTCTATAATGACTAACACCAGTGCGGCTTCACAAAACGCGATATCAAACTTGTCTAGCATGAATATATTATCTAGCGAGCAATTAGCGATGTTATCTACAAATGCCGATATTAATATGTCAGCATTAAATACTTCTGCTTCAACTAACACCAGCACAGCTTCACAAAACGCTATCGATAATTTTATAAATATGAACACTCTTTCGAGTAAACAACTTAGTCAATTTGCCAGCACGGCAAGCACTCAATTTGGTGCTGTTAATAGTGCGGCGAGTACACAAACTAATTCAATGTCAGGAACAGTAGGCACTAACCTTTCGCAAGTTAATACCAAAGCACAAACAAGCTTAAATAATATAAATTCTTTAAACACGCGAATTTGGGAAAATGTGGCACAAACCGCAAATACTCAAACTAATAATTTAGTAAAAGGTGTGTTACAAAACTTTAAGAATATGGATGATCAAATAAAAAACGCAATGCAAAGTGTGGTTAATTCAGTTAACCAGGGTTGCGCTGGTATTCAAAAGGCTACTAATCAAAGTTTTAGCAACATTTCTAGTAATATTCAACAAGAGACTTCTAACGTTCAAAATGTTGTGAGAAATTCCATGAGTAATATTAACAGTGTTACTTCTGAAGGCTTAAGTCAATTAGAAAATAACACAAAACGAAGTGGGCAAAATGTTGTTAATATAGTTCAAAATACTGGAGATCAAGCTGTAAGTACATTACATTCGTTCTATGGTCATTTCGCAAGTTGTGGAGCTTATTTAATGGATGGGTTTGTTCAAGGTATGTGGAGCAGAAGCGGAAGTGTAATGGCAACCGCTCAAGCAATAGCAAATGCAGCTGCTAATGCGATTAGTAGTGCGTTACAAATCCACTCCCCTTCACGAGTTGTTGCAAAAATAACACGTTGGGTACCTATGGGAATGGTTGAAGGTATGAAGGATACTGCAAGCAAAGCAATTGGTTATGCCAGTAATATGGCGTCTAAAGTTGCTAATGCAATTAATTATGCTGTTAACCCAGTTAGCTTGAAGAACGATATTAATGATATTGGAATCAATAGACGTGATGTTATTTCAAGTGAAATTAAGGCTGAATACGACTTCACAAAACAACCTATGCAGTTGATTATGCAACTTGGTAATAGTGCGTTTGGAACGTTTGTAGAAGATATTAACGAAGTTAACTCTAACACAATTCAACTAAACGAAGTGTATTCAATGTAAAGGAGGCAATATATGTATGATTTTATAAAACCAGGAGAGGTAGGAGTTAATCTTACCTCTTTAAAAACCATATTCAACGGGAAAACTATTGAAGATGAAATACCTGGATTCATTACACTAAGCGTAAAAGGTAGAGGGTTGATAGGTTGCTCAATAGAATCCAAGAAAATACCTGGAGCTGACGGGAAATTTTTAGTGTCGAGTACATTAGAACCAAGAGAAATTGTGGTTAAGTATCTATTACAAAATAACAATAGCAATTTCCGAGAGAATTTTAATAAGTTAAATCTATTATTACAATCAAAAAAAGAACATATCTTAAAATTTTCAGATGAACTAGATTATTACTTTAAAGCGATTCTAAAAGGTGCAGATGAGATTGATGAAACTAGTAACACAATTGTTTCAACTTTCACTTTTATTTGTCACGATCCTTACAAATACCAAGTTGTTAAATCCGATAACGGAGTAGATAATGTCACTATTACAAAATTGCCAAATAACCCAAACAAGGTCATTCCTAAACTTATAAAATTTAAGGTGGCAAATAATACTGATAAAATTATCATTAAAAACGAAACTAGAGTGCAAAAAATAGTTTTAAATAATAATTTTGCTGTTAATGATTTTATAGAAATAGATTTAAGCGCCGATTATATTTTAAAACTTAATTATGTTAACAGGACGTCGATAGTAGACTTTATGCAAACTAACTATGATTTTAATGTTAAGCAAGGCGATGTAATAAGTGTGACTAATGGGAAAGACTTAGAAATACACACAGAAGAAAGGATGTATTAAAGAATGAAATTATTCATATTTAATAATCAAGAGCAGTTAATAAAGGTAATAGAACCATTAGAAGCTGTTTCTGAGGAAGAGATTAATAAAATACATAAAATTGAAGCATCGCTTAGGTATTCTGATGTGTTTGATTCTAATAACGATATTTCAAAAAGTGCAACGTATGTTGGTCACAAAGATTATGACAACGAGGATATATTCCATTTTTACAAAATAGATCATATAACTAAGACTAGTTTAACGGAAGTGAAGTTGCTGGCTGTTAATTCATTTTATGATGATATGCAAAGTGATGGATATATCAAGGATTTTAGACCCACAAATAAAAGTGTGATGAGTGTGTTACAGACCTTACTTGAAGGGACAAGGTGGCAATTAGGGATTGTTAAATCGACTGAATTAGTAACTTTAAACTTTTACTACCTGTCTAGAAAAGAAGCGATAGCTAAATTATTAGAAGTTGCTAATATAGAAATTAGACCAAGAGTTGAATTAAGTAAAAACGCTATAATAAGGCGTTATTTAGATGTGTTTACAACTCTTGGAGCCAACCACGGTAAAGTGTTCACACACGGGAAAGACTTACTAACCGTGAGTGAAAAGGCCTCACAAGGTGCTATTTACACCGCAGCAATTGGGCGAGGTAAAGGTGAAGAGATAACAGATAGTAATGGTCAAGCAACTGGTGGATATGGTAGACGTATTACTTTTAAAGATGTTGTGTGGCGAAAAAACTTTGGAAACCCTGTCGATAAACCTAAAGGTCAAGAATTTGTTGAGATTCCAGAACTTACAGCAAAATACGGATTTGCAAACGGAACTAAGCCACGGCTTAAAATAATAGAATTTCAAGACGAAGAAGATCCAGAGAAATTATTAAGATTAACTTATGCGTGGCTTGAAAAGAACAGTCGCGTACAAGTTGAATATAAAGCAACCGTAAATAATGTTGGAAATTGTAATTTAGGTGACATGGTTGGTATTTACAACCCAACAATAGGGATTAAATATAAAACAAGGGTATTTAGCGTTAAGCGTAACTTAATTGATAATAACTTAACTGAATTTGGGATAGGTGATAAAGTAACAACATCCCCATTTAGCAGAACGACAGAGATTGCTAAAAATTTAAAAAATTTGGAAGATAACACTATTTATTGGTTAGACCAATTAAGAGATAAAATAAAGGATAATTTCTTAAATGAAGATGGCTATAATTACGATTTAGGTGTCAACAATAAATATCACCTACCTGCCGGATTATATTCTTTTGATAAACCTATTGATCAAGCGCCCACAAAGGTGGTGTATGTGGGAGCTGGTAAGGTTGCAATAGCAAACAGCAAATTACCTGATGGTAAATGGGATTGGAAAACATTCTTAAACGGAAACGGCGCAACGCTAGACCTTGTTAATACAGGTACTCTAAGAGCTGGGATAATCCAAAGTTCAGATGGTACAAGTTACTGGAACTTAGATACAGGAGAATTTAAAATCTCTCGAAAAGCGATAGAAGATGTAACAACTAAAGTAGTAGAAAAGAAAATCGAGGAGAAAAAAACCGAACTCAAAGGAAAAGACGGAAAAGTACCAGCATTTAACCAACTAATTGGAACTAGATTTCCAAGTTTAGATGTGGTTAAGCCATTAGAAAATACGCAATTAAAACTTAATAAGAAAGACTACAACGGACAAAATTCAATAGAGGTGATGGCTAATCCAAGTAATGAGTTGCAAGGATTTAGTTTGAAATTGAAAATGCGAGGCTACATTCCTGGAAGAATGAGCGTCATAAGAATACCAATTTATGTGTTTGAAGATAGTGGAACTGATATTGAAATCAAATTGGGAATGCCTGTAGGCGATAATAAATATGATTTGTTATTTGCGGTGCCTTTATTAGAAGTGCCAAAAGGTGAGAATAAGTGGGTAGTTGTAGAAAGACAACAAACTATTGGCGAACACGAAGAAGCTTTTGATTTTCGAGAAATGGTCGTAGGAATTATATCGAAAGGTAACGCTCATTTTAAAATCGCCGAACCTTATATGGCTGTTGATGATATAGCAACAAATAAGTGGCTTCCAGCCATTGAGGACATGCAATCCTACTCCCTTACTGCTTCAGCAAGAATTGAAGGAAGCTATTTAAACGAAAATCTAGCAAACTGTAAGGTCTATTTAGATGTTTACAACAACGGAGAAATAATCCGTACTTCAACTACCGAAACACCGTTGAAAATTGAGATTAAAAAACTAATTGCTAGTGGATATATAGCGACTGGAGAAGTAACGCTTGACAGTAACGGATTAGTTCAAAACATCAATATTCCTAATGGTACCAAAAACGGTCAACCAATAGAGGTCGTTTTTGAAGTGACTTGCGGAGAGAATAAGACGGTAGCAAGTGCTAGGTTAAATAATACTATTGATAAAGAACTACTAACCGAAACACTTAGCAAAGTTAAGACTTTTGAAAGCACTTTAGAATCCTTTAAAAGCAAAATAGGTGAGGTTGACACTAAAAAATTCAAAATGGCTTACAATATCGAAAATATCTGCTCTGAAAGTGGAGTTGAAAAGAAAGGGAATGACCTGTATTTTAATGCAAAAACACCCCTTAAAGCCAATAAAGAATACTACATCTTCGCTGATTTGGATGACGTGCCTTCCAATCAAAAAACTAGAATATATTTAGCAAACAATAATGGTGACTCAAAAGAAATCTCAAACGGCTTGAATATTTGGCGAATTTCATTCTCAAGTGAACAATCGAGAGTTAATATTTACCCTCTAGGGTCAAATACTAAAGTCAAGAACGTTGAAATATATGAAGTACCAGAAATTGAAGCGCAAGATAACGCTAATATATACAAGGCACACAAAATAGTTAAAGATGAAGCGAATAACGTTTTTGTAACTATTACACCGACCGAAAGACTTCTTTTAAATAAAATCTATAAAGTTGTAATTAAAACGCAAGGTACATTCTGGGAAGGGTCGAAATGGAAAATGCAATATTCATTAGACGCAACCAAGGAAGCATCTAAAACGTTTTTAAAAGACGAAAACACTTGGATTTTTAGGAGTTTTAATAACCAAGATGAAATTCATTTCCAAATACCGAACGGCGTTACAGTAATAGATATTAAATTGTTTAAATTAAATTATTTATTAGGATATAAATCGGAATTTAATATAAGTACTGTTTTTTCTGAAATAGAACAAACTAAAAATCAACTTAGGTCTGCGGTTACAGAGAATAATTTCGGAACAGTTTTAACTCAAAACGCTAAGAGTTTGAGGTTAGCTTGGAACAATTTTTCTAAATATTTCCAATTTGAAGATGAGAGTTTAGTATTGTACGAAGGATTGAATAATTCTAGCAAAAAGAGAGTGAAATTGGATTATACGGGGATTAACTTCTATTCAAAAAATGGAGAGCTCTCAGGAGCCGTGCGTGGATATTACAAGCCTGTATCAGCGTCATGGCTGCACAGCGATAAATTCTATGCAGGAATGAACTTTATTATCGAACATAACGGTCGTATAGGTTGGTTCGAGGAAACTCAAGAGTGGGGAACTACTTGGGAAGCACCGTTATTGGCTTACAATTATTCCGATGGCACGAATGATAATAAATATTCTAATCAACTAGTCGCTTTTAAAGATTTTATTATGGAAAATCAATTGACTGTTAAAGGGAAATTAAGAGTAAGAGGTGTAGTAGGTGATGCAGGAGGTTCTGGAAATGAAAGAGCGATATTCGAGGGACGAGACGTTAATATTACAGTCGCGGGTCTTAATTTAAAATTTAGAAATGGAATTTTAGTAGAGAGTTAGAGGAGATGAAAGAAATGGAATCAATGCCAATAGAAGTAAAAATAGCAAATGTGAAGAGTGATTTAATTAAATATGTGGAAGTATCAGCAAGGGATTATAAGCTGCCGCCGTTCATTATGGTTGGCATAATTGCTGATATTTTGAGCGATTGGAAAAGTAGAGAGTTAGTTCAAGCGAGCGACAGTTTTAATGATGCAATTAAGACTATCAACGAACAAATCACGAAAGGGGGAGAAGAGAAAGATGTATAAGGTTATTTATAGAGATAGATTATTTAACGACAGCGCGACAGTAACAGGTTTAAGGGTACAAATTCAAGATGGTCAAACAACCATCACACGCACCTTAACCGGCAATTTCGACCACAAAAAAGATGAGGATTTAATTGAGTTAGTGCTTGAACAGTTCTATCAAGAGACGTACCCTAACCGTGCAGAGAATGAACGTTTTGCTAAGATGGATAATATTCTTAAAGAAGCGAACCATACAATTGAAACAACAAGGCAAGCGTTGGCTCAAAGTGTTATTAAAGACTTTGAATATGACGCATTGTTTGAGGATATAAGCCGTAAATTTGAGTTTTTAGCAACACATTTAAACGTTGAATTACCAACATCAAATGAGGAGGAGAATAAAGATGAAAAAGACGAAAAAGAAAGTAATGGAGATACTCCAAAAGCTTAAATTGTCTAGTTTAATTATTTCTCAAATAATGAAAGGAGGTGACAATATGATGATAACATTCTTAGCGTTAAACGTAGTTGACGGATTAAACACACTAGATGATTTTAAAAATAAAAAATTAAGACGTTTAGTAGAAAAAGAATTGATCCGTTTAGGATATGGAGAGTTAGTGGAAAAAGCTAACGAGGAGAAGAAAGGGGTTTAATCGCCCCTTTTAAAATTTAAAGGAAGCGAGGTTATTTAATGCTTGATTAGTGAAGGTGTTATAGTAGCAATTGTTACAACGATAATAGCCCCTACGATAGCGTGGCTGTTGAAAAGGAGTAACAAGAATTTAGAAAATATTGATATTAATTTAACTGAAATAAACAGTAAAATTCAAAAGACAGCAGATGGAACGTTGGCAATAACTAGATATAGACTTTTAAAAGAAATGGCAAGGATTTTAGACAGAGGCACAATAGGGGTGCATGAATTAAAAGAACTTTCCTTGCTTTACGAAAGTTACAAAAATTTAGGAGGCAATTCAATAGTAACTGAATTGTTTGAACGTTGCCAAGATTTGCCGTTAAAAAAGGAGGATAATTAACATGATAGACATTCAACAATTTATAAGTCCAGCAGTAGTTGGGATATGCTGGTTAATCGGAAACACATTAAAATCAAGTGCACCTAAATTACCTAACAATTACATTCCGTTAGCGTTAGGATTGATAGGTGCTATTTTAATGGTCGTATTGAACGGATTTAGCGGTCAAAATTTAATAATTGGTGTAGTTAGTGGACTTAGTGCCACTGGAGTACATCAAGTATATAAAGGTATAAAAGAAGATAAAGGAGACAAATAACATGACAATTAACACAGAACAAGCTATTAAATGGATGAATGATAGACGAGGTGTAGTAACCTACTCAATGGCTAGTAGATTAGGACCGAACTCGTACGACTGCTCAAGTGCGGTATATTTCGCATTGAGAAGTGCAGGAGCAACAGACCACGGTTGGGCGGTTAACACAGAGTATATGCACGATTGGTTGGTTAAAAATGGATATACTTTAATCGCTGAAAATCAAGGTTGGGATGCTCAACGTGGAGATATATTCATTTGGGGCGCTAGAGGGCGTTCAAGTGGTGCTTTCGGGCATACGGGAATGTTCACTGACGCGGACAATATTATTCACTGTAATTACGGATATAATGGAATTACAATAAACAATCATGACGTAATTTGGGAGGCTAACGGTTGTCCGTACGTATATGCTTATAGATACACAGGAGAAACTCCGCAAGATGATATTTCAGGTGAGTTTGCACGTGAATTAGATGTTAATACAGAGTTAAAAGCTTCTGATATGCCTTACTACGAAGCTGAACTGTCAGAGGACTATTACGTTGAGTCAGCACCAGACGCTGATTCAGAAGATAAAGAGTTAATAAAAGCTGGAACAAGAGTACGAGTGTACGAAAAACGCAACGGCTGGGCTAGAATTAACTATCCAGAGTCAAATCAATGGGTAGAGGACGCTTACCTTATCAATGCTGTTGATATGTAGATTTAATAATAAAGACGCTATTACACCCCCTTTAATTAGGGGGTATTTTTTATTGACAAATACAGAGAATAATTGTAAAATATATACAGATTAGAGGGCTATGCCCACCGTGAGAAGTAGAACTAGCTAACTACTTCTTTTCTATTTAATTAACAGATACCAACGCTCCCATTCCTATTTACAGGCAGATACGTTCTGACATGGGGGTTCTTTTTTTATAAATAAAATATATGGATCGCGAGGATATTGCAGAATTTGAGCAATTAATCCAGGAGAGGAAGGAAAGAAAAGATTGATGGGGAAAATATAGGGAAAAAGCATTTAGATACTTGCTAATTTCTATTATTTTCCCTATATTTTTATTTAGTTTAAAAATACTATCAAATATGCTTGAAATAGTTTAGATTATGCTATTTTTAGTTTATATTGGTTTGAAACATTTATCAATTATTAAAAGATAGCCACTACTTATAATAGTTTTAATTGCGGCTTATAACCATAGAAATACCTTGACCGCCTCCGATACAAAGCGAGCATAGTCCGCAATTTTTGTTTTCATTGATTAGTTCATGTACTAAAGAAACAAGGATTCTACAACCGCTCGCTCCAATAGGATGACCTAAAGCTATAGCACCACCATTGATATTAACTTTAGAAGTATCAAGGTTAAGTTCGTTAAGAACAGCTATCGACTGCGCTGCAAAAGCTTCGTTAAGTTCGAATAAATCAATATCATCAGTTGTTAAATTCAGTTTATCTAAAACTTTTCTCGTTGCGGGTATTGGACCAAGACCCATAACTTTATTATCTAATCCAGCGGTAGCATAACCATCGATAAATCCAAGAATATTAATACCTAGCTCACTAGCGCGTTTTTCAGACATTAAAATAACGCAAGCCGCTCCATCATTAATACCAGAAGCATTACCAGCTGTTACAGTTCCATCTTTTTTGAACGCTGGGCGTAGTTTTGCTAGAGATTCTAGATCAGTACTAGGTCGAACGAATTCATCGGTGTCAAAAACTTTTTCCTCTTTGCGTGTTTTTATCGTAATAGGAACTATTTCATTTGAGAATTTTCCTTTTTCAATAGCAGTGCTAGCTTTTTGCTGGCTAAGTGTTGCAAATTCATCTTGTTGTTTACGACTAATAGAAAACTGCTCAGCAATATTTTCAGCGGTAATACCCATATGATAATTTTCAAAAGCATCGGTTAGACCATCATGAATAATACTATCTTCAAGTTCGAAGTTTCCTAGTTTAGCACCAAAACGCGCATCTTTTGTGTAATAAGGGGCAGTGCTCATATTCTCTACACCGCCACAAACAACGATATCATTGTCACCAAGTAAAATAGATTGAGCGCCTAAAACAACGCTTTTTAGACCAGAACCGCAAACCTTATTTACGACAAATGCACTCTTTTCTTGTGGAATACCAGCAAAGATCGCGATTTGACGAGCGATGTTTTGTCCAAGACCAGCTCCAAGAACATTACCGAAGATTACTTCGTCAACAAAGGTAGGGCTTAGATTTATTTCCTCTAATGATTTTTTTACAACTTCAGCTCCAAGTGTTGCAGCTGGAATATCTTTAAGACTGCCGCCAAAACTACCGATGGAGGTACGTTTAGCACTAACAATAGCGACTCTACTCATATATCAATCTCCTATCCATATAATCGAGTATATTTTACTATAAAAAAACTGTCAGTTCAAATTTTACGTGCGAACTATTGAAAAGAGTTTTTTAAGAAGATAGAGAAAAAATAACAAGAAATAAATTCAAAAAAATGAGATAAAAAGCTATAGAGAAGAACATCGAAACAAAAATAAAATTATTTTGTAATATAAATGTAATATTTTTGTAATAAATCGTTGCTTTTTGTAATTTTTGGTAGTATAATATAATTAAAGAAGAGAAGAAATAAAAGTAAATAATATTAAAGCAGAAAGCAGGTGGAGAAA